GTGTCACTTCTGGTTTTAAATTTCTTGTTCTAAATTCTTGAGGTTTCGCTGATAGAATTTCACAACCTGCAAAAAATCTAAGAAGTGTATTTTCTTGGTTATTAATATTGTCAACGCCACCTCCATTACCAGGTGTTAGTTTAACACCTTGATTTTCCATGCCATTGCGTTCATGACCAGTCCAATAATCAAGAATGGATGGATGGTCAATTAACAATGTGAACGATAAATTACCAGTTCTCTCTGTATCTGTGTATGTATATACCTTTTCACCTCTTCCAATGAATTGGTTTGAATTCCAATTAACCCTGACATCTTCACTAAACGTTAAATCATAAGGAGGAAACCACATAATTCGCCCACCAAGAGGACCTTTTTGTTCTGGAGATAACCCAAATTGGTCATATTCATCCATTTTTATATTATCTGCTTTCCACGCAAGATTTTCAATTGAAAACATACATTTCTTTGTCGATATTGCTTTTTCATCGTTTTCTTTATGCTCAAAATAATCTTTTATTTTAGCAGTAGGAGCAATATTAACCAACCCATTCTTATAGTTTAAAACACCATATTTATCTAATCTTGCACTACCACCTTTAAACCCGAAATCTTTGTTTTCTACAGTACGGAAACCAACAGTGTTGTAATCACCACTTTGTTCCATACTTTCCAAAATCTCTTCTGAATCCGCTTCTGCAAATGGTCTTATTGCTCTAGATAATTGGTTATACTGGTGATGATAAGTCCACACTCTACAATATGGGTTATCATATCCATTTTCAATTGTTTTATTAATTTTCAGTAAGTTTCTACCATGAGACATACCATATTGTTCTGAAATGGCTGTCTGCGTTATGTTGTCTTTATCCTTTGAATCAATAGAATTTGTATGAAACCTAGCTATCAATGTTTTATACTTACCGTGATTAAAATTATCATTTGTTTTTTTAATCATATCGCAAGTTGGCAACACATTGGAAAAACTAGATATTGCACCAAAATTAATTCCAGGATTAGCGTTATCTATATCATATGTTGTTCCAATTTCTTTGTTATTTGTATAATCGTCATCAGATTCAGCATATGAAAATAATACATTTTTTTGAGAAGTACTCTCAAAATCAACATCTGACATCCATCTGTCTAACAGATTTTTCGGGTCATCATAAGGATTGGCAAACCTTACAGTTGGCTTCTCCTTATAAAACGTAAATTTAGGGCATTCATTTGAGTTATAGTCCATAACATTAGTACCCATGTTATAATTTCTCCTAACATGGTCAAAAATATAGAGGTAGTCTTTACCCAATAGACTAATAGGCTCACGCCCAAGGGCTTGAACTATAAACATAATATCCTCATATGAATTAGCCATACCAACTGACCTATTGATGAAATCACTGTTACTCAATAGGTCAGCAGTTGTGTTCCCCAATTCTTTTAAAAAACTTGCCATATATAAAATATAGTTTTAATCTACTTTATTTAAACATTAATTACTTACGGCCCCACAAACCAACTTGGCTAGGCATACCTCTCATTGAGGCAATGTCATTCATGAACCTACCATTGTTAATGTCATTGTTTATTGACTCTTTAATCAAATCTTTTAACTGAGAGACAAATGAACTGTCATTTAACAATTGATTTATATCTATGTTCTTTGTAAAGTTTCCAGCGTCAAGTTTAAGAGTACCATTTACATTAACGTTAATATCCCTAACGGTTAGTTCTGTTATACCATTACCTCTGTTAGTGTTAGAAGGAGTATAAATGTATTCTCTTTCGCCAACTGGTTTAGCTTTTACATCGTTTCTATTGTTTAGCATACTAGACATTATTGATGGTATGCTTGAAATAAACGAGAATAAGCTAGATTGCTGGCTTGCATTGAGAATCATTTCTCCGCTGTTAAGGCCAGTTAATACTCTATCGCCACTGTACGAATTTCCACCAACGATACCGCCAACAGAAAAGTTTAATTTTTCTTTAATCCAATCTTTTGCGCCATTATATTTATCTTTAGCCCAATCTTTTGCTTCTTCGTATTTATTGTTTGCTCCTTGTTTAATAGTACCCCAAGGGTCATCAAGGAATTTCTGTATTCCACCCATTAATTTGTCCCAACCTTCTTTAACTTTTGCAAAGAAACTCTTAACTGGTTGCCAAATATTTTCATCTAACCATTTAATACCATCTTTAATTGGCTGTATTACGTATTCTTTAAATGGCTGTGTAATGTTCTCATTCCATGCGTTCTTGATTCCTTCCCATAAAGCCGCTGCTGGCTGTGCAATTTTTTCGTCCCATGCGTTCTTGATTCCATCAATGGTATTAGCCCATAATTCAGAAACTGTATTTGATACTGTATCCCATATTTCTTTGATGATTTCAATTGCTTCTGTGATTGCTTTTTTGGAATTATGCAATAAAATTGAAAAAACCTTCATTGCATTATCCCATCCTTGTTTAATGTTTGCTTTAGCCTCATCAATACTTCTCGTTACTAATTTCCAACCTCCTTTTAAAAGTTCTACCAATCCGAAGAATGGGGCTGTAAAGGTTTGCCAAACGCCTGAAACCGTACTTTCAATAATTTTCCAACTCGCCTCACCTTGTGCTTTGATAATTGTTATAGCACCTTCGATAAAATCACCTTTAAATATTTTTGACAAACCATCTAGCCATCCGTTAAATAAAGTCTTTATTCCATCCCAATATCCGCTAAGGAGAGTTCCAATACCATTTAATGTTCTCTCTAAAATAGTCCCATATCCTGATGTTATAGCATCAGTCATTATACTAACACGGTCAACAAAATCAGTTCCTAGTTTTCCAAATGCTTTACCAGCAATATCTCTAACTGTTCCATTCCAAAAATCAGATATAGTTGTTGAAACAGAATTCCATATTTTACCAGCCAATCCACCGAGAATATCACCGATAATACCTCCTATAAAAGTTCCCTCTGGACCTATTAATGAACCTAAAGCAGCACCAGCGACAGCACCAGTACCAGAACCCATTGCCTCATTTTTTTGAATGGTTAATTCTCTAGATTGTCTATCATATTCTTCTTTACTAATTTCACCATTTTCGTATTTTCTATCCAATTCATTTAATTGTTCCTTGATACTTTTTACATCAAGTCCTGCCATTCCAACTGATAATACACTAGATAAAACGCCACCTCCAATCTTCGCAATCTTGCTTCCAAAACGTAGAATAGGCTTTATAGCTTTGCTAATGGCTGTTCCAATACTTTTAAAATTAATTCTACCTAGTGCTTTGAATAACGAACTTCCAGCTCGGCCAATACCATTACTAAGTCTACCTATTGCTTTGAATAACGAACTTCCAGCTCGACCAATACCCCTAGCAACACTACCAATGGCTCTTCCAATACCCCTAGCAGCACTTCCAACACCACTAGCAACGCCTTTAGGATGTTTAATCAATGTTTTTAAAGCTGCTTTTCCAGCTATATATATAAATAACGACTCCCAAGGATTTTCTGCTATCCACTTGGCAATTGGACCAACTGTATCTATAAGTTTGTCAATACCATTAAATATCCTTTCGGTTGTGTCTAAAATCTTAGGGCCTTTTTCTTTCAAAAACGTAAGTACAGCATCTAGGATTTGACCGACAGACTGACCCCAATTTTTAGCATGACCGCTTAAAAAATTACCAATTTCACGAACTTGCTCACGGAAACCTGGAATATAATCCTCAATCCCTTCTGCAAAGCTAGCAGCAACTGTTGATGCTGCGCCATCAATTTGTTCTGGCAATGAAGTTAATGCTTCAGCTTGTTTAACCATAAGGTCGTGGTCAGACATTTTATCATACTGCTGAAGTTCTTTGATAATTGCCTCGTCTCCCTTAGATAAACCGTTCGTAATGTCATGTTTTTTTCCACTAGCATCATTAATATAAAGTCTGCCATCCTCAACATATGATTTATTCATTATGAAATCTTTCTTTTCTGCTGATAGATTAGCAAAACTAGCACCATAAGCATTTTCTTTATATTTGACTTCTGCTTGTTTCTTGGCAATAGAAGCAGCCTCGTCAGGACTTATGCCCATTGCTTTTGCAATGTTTCTAACAAAATCCATATTCATACCGCCAATTCTTGCCATACCAGAATTTTCATCAAACTGAGCATAGCCACCGAGCATTTTTGTCATTCTCTCAGTAAACGCCTCTGGGTCGTAGTTGGCCTCATATGCCATTGTCAATGGATTTGAACCATAAGCTCCAGCAGCTCCACCAAGCATCTGCAACTGTGCTGAAGACTCAATTGCAGAATCCAACTCCATGAATTTACTAGCAGCTGATTCTACCGATTGTAGATTAAACCCAAGTTTCTCAGAAAGAGCTGTCATTCTAATGATACCATTGACACCATCACGGAATGACAACTTGTTTGCCATAGATAGGTTTTTGGCAACAGTTGCACTAAATTTTTGTGCATTTAATCCTTGCTTTGCAGCTGTGGCATATGCTTTTGATATTGCTCCTTCAACAGTTGATACTTGACCACCAAGGTGAGTCATAATCTCAGATGTAAACGCATTGGTAGTCTGACTGCCAACAAGTTTGTTGGAGATTACCAATTGCTCCCTTTGCGCATCATTAAGTAGTAACTGCCTATTAGTAGATTCAGCAATACCTCTCTGCACCTCTTTTATTGCATCTGCTGTGACACCATATTTATTGGCTAATTTTGCTGTGCTCTCAGTCAATGCTTGCGTATATGCTTGCGCTTGGGATGCACTTAATCCCAAGTCCCTAGCCAATGCAATACCCTCTTGATGGAATTGCACTGCTGCGCCAAAACCCTTTTGCATTATATTAACAACTAAGTTAAAAGCGCCACCAACTCCTCCACCGACAATACTTATTAGCTCAGTAAATAAAGATAATAAAAACTGCATATATTTTATGATTTGTTTCTTATTAATTTACTATATAAATAGATATTTTTATATTTTTTAACATCATTTATTTTGTCAAATTGAAATTATTTCGTATCTTTGCAACGTAAACAAAAATAAAACAAAATAAACTATGAGATTTTATCAAGAAATTAACGGAATAATCTGGGAGTTCGACTCCTTTAAAGATTGGATAATCAGTTGGATAAAAGTATTCCTTGGAAGAATTGTAGGAATTACTTTAGGAATAGGTATTTTATATTTGATAATTTTATTTCTTGAATGGTATGGTAGTAAATGAATTTAACGTATTAGCAGCATTCCACTGCTATAATGAGGAATATTTTGATGGGATTCTTCCAATCCCTAACATAGCCATTTCGCACTCATATCGGACATTGGGATATTTCCATTGCGATATTGATGAGTATGGGAACTATTACAATGAAATAATTGAGATTAGTGGCAACTATGACTATACTGAAGAGCAATTCAGAGATATAATGATTCACGAAATGATTCATTACTATCTACTATATGTTGGATTGGACACTAAGTGTACTCATGGAAAAGAATTCAAAAAAATGATGGATGATTTTAACCTCAAATACGGATTTAACATTTCTAAGAAAATAGACCTAACTAACTATAAGATAAAAGAAGGAAATTCTAATTTTTTATTTAAACTTTGTACTTTATTTTAATATTTATTACTAAAATAAAGCATTTATGAAGATAAAAAAAATTATAAGCGAAGAGATAAACAAATTTATCATCAATGAAAACATTAATTCGTTGATGCAACTTGCAAATAGAATAAACAATGAATTAAATAAATTAAAAAATCATTCTGTCACAGATAGGTCACTAAATACATTCATAAATAATTTTGAAGTATATTGCATTCAAGTTATACACGCAATTAAACGATGCGTTAAGGCAAACAACTTGAACGAAGGTCTTAGTAATTGGGGTTTAAATCTACCCCCAGAATTAGGAGGAAACTTTTGGAATGATGCAAGGAGGGGATACTATAAGACGAAGAACTTCCTAACAAGGGGTAATTATGGAAACAATGTAAGCAATGGTATGACTACTAATGGTGTCAACCCAAATTCAGTTAAATCAGTAAAATTATCAGAATTGATGAGACAATTCCCACGTAAAAAACGAGAATGCGAAAATGAAAACTCACGAAAAGATTTGTACCAACAAGTACCTCCAATACTCTACATTGTGCAATATCTAGAGCAAATCTATAACGAATATAATAACTTGTTACAACAGCAACAACAAAATAACGCCCAAGGTATTAATCCTTGAGCGTTATTTTTTTTTTTTTTACAATATTGGGTCAATTTTTTCTTTTATAAATTTGGTGAAATATGGTCTTACATCATATCCATAAAACTCTTTGGCAAATTCACGTTTTTGCTTCAACGTCAATTTGTTATATTCCTTCCATTTTTCACATTTTCCCAAGCAGTAATCCCATTCGTCTTGATGTCTATATGCTTCTAATTCAAATGGTATAAATTTATAAGGAGCGTTGAAATTAACAAATATTAAAGGAAAATTCATAAGCCATTGCCATATGTATTTCAAATAATACAAAAACCAAGAATCACTAGTGCTCTCAGCTTGCCTTACATGTATGGTCTCATGACTTTCCAATTGACTGTCTATTTTATCAGACTTGTTTATTTTATCAACCATTTTTCTTGTTTTGCAATAAACAATTCCAAATAATGTCATTGCTACTATATTTGGTGGTAAAAGCCATGCTTTTTTTGCTTTAACTGTCTTTATTAAACTAGGTTTTTTCATATTTTAACGCTCGTTTTTATTTTTTTTTATTTAATTCTTCAACCAATTTATCAGCATAACCAACGGCAATGTCAGCTATCTGTTTCTTAAATATAAATTGAATTATAAACAACATTACTGAATTAGATAATATTGCGTTCATAATATTGATTGACGCATTAATTCTAACTTGCTCCCAATTAATGTTTGAATTATTAGACATAATTTATAATAGTTTAAATTTTAACCAACCACAGGGCGAACCGAGTAGCCGTACTTACGGTTGTTACTATACACGTTCTTGCTACCATTGCTAAAGTACAAGCCGTAAGCGATATCACTACCAACAGGAGAAGAACCCCAACAGCTACCGCCAACGCCTACACTGCGCTGGCTACCATCGCGCCAGTAGCCAGCAGCAGGAATGAATAAAACAGCCCCATTGGTAGCTGTGAATGTGCCGCCATTTATTCCACTACCTTTGTAGTTTGTTACCCACTGATAAGTAGTATTAGCTGTCAATTCTTGCATTTGTACTATCGTTGGCATATGCCAAGAGCCACCCCATACTTGGGATGCCGTATCGACAGAAGAATCTAGTGGGTCTTCTGTTCCACCATAGTTGCTATCGCCACTTGTTGCTGCATACTGAGCAGCACCCTTACCGTATTGATAGTAATTACCATAATCCGTTTCTGATGAAGCACCAACGTTCATTGTAGCCCACTTTGTACCATTTGGAAGTCCAAGGTCAACATATGCATGACCATTATAAGGGTCAATCGGGTTATAATGTACTTCGTTCTCTTGCGCACAGAGACTTACATTAGGCAAAATTAGATTCTGACTAGCTTCTTCATACTCAGTATGAGTATTAAATTTCTTTAGATATTTCATAGTATTATATATTTTATATATAAATATTTTAATTTAACAAAAAAAGAGTGAGAGTATGTTTCTCACCCTTTTATTTTATCGTCTATTAACTAACTAATTAATATGTGCCGCAATCTAATGAATCAAAGTACAAACCTTTAGAGGTTGCATCAAACTTCAATGGGTTTTCCCATTCACTTCCAGTTGTAGTAACATTATCTTTAAGTTTAACACTAATTGTTTGTTTGTTATTTGCTACAGCAGAAACAGAAATACCATCACCAGATTCAACTTGTTGTAAACCACCAGCTACAGCTGCCTTTACTTGATTCTCCAACTTACCGATTGCTTGGTTAACTGTATCAGTTGCAACAACAGCAGCACTAGAAGTACCACTTGCATAGCCGTCAAGTTTAATGTCAGCACCATCAATGGTTACAGATGCAACCTTGTTGTTGAAAGTACCTTCAACGCCATTAACTGTGATATTTTCAACCTTAGTTTCCTCAAGGTCAGTCAATGCAGCACTAACAACTCGTTCATTCTCAGTGATTACATTATCAACCTCTTTAAATGCCTCTGTAACAGAACTTGTTGCATTGATTCCACTAAGAACATCAGTGCTAGTGAAACCAGTCATCTTAATCTTAGAGGCATCAGTGATGATGTCATATTTAACAGTACCATTAGTAGTAGCTGCACTTGTTGCTGTAATACTATTATTTGAAGATGCAACCTCAGTTACAGTCTTTGCACTAAGTGCTGCAAGGTCATCAGCATCAGCAATGTTTGTCTCAGTTACTGTAACGCCTGTAAGTTTACCATCAACTTCAGCAACAACAACTTGAACGTGGTTAGAAGTTGCAGTGCCAGCAGTAGTACCACCAGTTACGCTTGCATCAAGAGTTGATACAGCATAGTCAATTGCGTTTTGTATGTTAGCAACCTTTACACCATTAGTACCAACTGTTAATACGTCAGCAGTTACATTTTCCCCAGTAGTAACTTTTTCAGAAGATGTATCTACTTTTACAGAGACCTCATGATTGTTAACTTGCAAGCCATCAGCAAATTCACTTTCTTGCAAGAATGACTCTACGTTAACGGCTGTAAGCTTATATTTACCATTTGCTAGTTGCATCACATATACAAGTGCAGTATCACCAGTACCATTTGTAATGTCTGTATCAACTGATTCACCTTGTGCATCAGCATTTGTTAATCTATCATCTACATGACCAAGATAGAATTTCTGTAATGCACTGTCCTTTGGAATTTCAATGTCTACACCAATCTGTGAATTATCACTTGCTAAAAGTTGGTATTTCTCTTTAACATTTGCAGTTAAACCAGTAGTAACTCTTACAAGGTCTAAATCAGTATAAATACCATTGTTGTCAAGCTTTATTACCTTCTCACTACTCTTGATATTAACCTTGATGTCAGTTGTTGTTGCAGTACCAGTAGGTTCAGTTACTACGATAGAATGGTCAGCATTGGTAATCTTGTTTGCACCAACCTTATTCTCTAACTTACTCAAAGCTGTGTTGATAGTATCAGTAGATGCAATGTCACCAGTAGCACTAGCACTCTTTGCATATCCACCAAGCTGCAAGTCCTTGACGTGAGCCTTAGTCTCAGTTACCTTACCATCTGTTTCAGTTACAGTTGTAACAACTTGACCGTCAACAGCTTCTGCTGCTTTATCCATATTGTCAATCTGACCTTGTAACTTAGCAAGAGCATCGCCAAGAGTATCTGTTGCTGAAATCTTAGTGTCAGCAGTAGCTGAAAGCCCAGCTAGCTTAACTTCTGTTACATTCTTTGCAGTAGTAGTAATCTTACCATTTGCTTGAGTAACATCGCTTACAATCTTGCTGTCACCTGCTACTGTTGTTGCTGTAAGTTTTGAAAGTTCTTCTGCGACTTTTTCATCAGCGTATTTCTTAGCACCAGCTACAGATGTAGTTGCACTTGTGTCGGCAGTAGTTCCACTTAAGTCTTGTAACTGCTTGGTAACGGTATTAGCTGTAGTCACGCCAGTGCCAATCATATTTCTAAGTTCCTCGACATTAGCAGCAGTACCTTCAAAGTCGAATACGGTCATATTGGTCTCACCTGTAGTAGAACCGCTAATTTTTGCAGCATCAGCATAATAGCCTACAAGGGTGTAAATTTTGCCATCAGTACCCTTGTAACGAGCAAGCACTGGAGTACCATCTTGAGTACCAGCTGGTATTGTACCACCAGTTAATGCGGTTAATGCGGCCTCTCTAGTTGCGTATAACTCAGAAGTATTACGCAATAGTTGTAATGATTGAATATTTTTCGCCATAATTTATTAAAATATTTTATTAGTTTATTATTCTTTTGTTAATTGTTACATTTAATAATAAATATCAAATCCAAATATAAAAATATTACGCAAATGAATAATATTTTTAACAGAATCTATATTATATATTCTACCTCTGTAGTAACAAGAGGTAGAACACTAAAGTTTAAAAGCTTATAAAGCCAAGAAAGCACGAACATAGTTGTCGTAGTTCTTACCGTTGCTGTTCACACCGCCACTGGGCGTGCCCAAGTACCACGCATCGCCGTCATCATACTCGGTAGATGACCAGTAAGTGTAGTTGTCAACCAACTGAACTCCTCCATTAAAGTCGAGCGCAGTTTGAATCTCATTCCAACGAGGCATTATAAATGCAAGCTCTCCAATTGCTGGTAAATACCATTTACCCTTTCCATAGCCATTTGGCTCAAATACACTACAACGTTTAGCTGCAACAACATCAGCATCTTTTATAAGAATCTGAGTATTAGTATAGCCATCTATATCAGACAAAGCGTTAGTGATAGAATCTCCGTTGGAATTTTTAGTCGCAATATAATTAGAGTTTAATACACCATTTGAGTAATATGGAGAAGGTGGATAATGGTCTCCATCATCATTATAAGCATATTTTAAGCTAGTTCCATTTACTGAGTCAAATGGGTTGGTTAAACCAGTACCTTCTTCATATTCACCAGTTGTTTTATCTGATGGCATATATACGCTATTTCCATCACTATCATGGTCAATAATGTCTGTAATGGCTTGCGTATCACCATTAGGTCTTACACAAACAGCACTATCATATTGTGTTGGTAGCACTGTTTTACTAGTGTTACTTGACCAAATGATACCTTTATCATCGCCACCACTAGTGTTATCACTTCTTACGCCCTTAACGGACATAAACCTTGCCTTTCCATCTGGTAATAATCCATTAGGTATGACACATACACCAACTACATTACTATTAGAAGTAGAGCCAGTAGTGCCATCATCATATAGATACGTTCCTACTACGATAGAAGCTTTAGGGTTATAGTAAACCTTGCTGCTTTCACTTACCAATGATACATTAGGCAAGATAAGCCCTTGTTTTGCAGAGTTGTAATTACCCTCTGTTTCATACTTTTTAATAAACTTCATAATTTGTATTGTTTAATTTTTTTTATTTATTATTTTTTATTTCCATTGCCACATTCTTTATGTGACTCAAGAATTGTAAGTTTTCAATAAGACTTTTACTTTCAATTGGATACGATACTATTTCCTCCAATAAAGCATCAACATTGGACAATTGTCTAGTTGCGTCACTCTTTGTATCATTCTTTTGCTTTACTTCGATACCATCTTTCCACTTAGATAATATATCCTCATAGTTTTCAATGCTAAACTCATTACCAAAAAACTTACCACAATGTATTATAATATGTTTCTCGTTCATTTCAAATACAGTATCATCACCAATCACATTGGGAAAATACTTGTAAAATGATGATAATTGTAAACCAACAGATACATATTCCGCATTTTTCGTATTCTTTTTCAATGGTTTAAGCCTCTCGTCATTATTTAATGGTGAAGGAAACTTATTGCTAAGATATGCGCTCCATTCATATGCTTTCCAAAATATTCCTTCAAGATACAAATGGATTTCATATAGATTATACTCATTTCTTTTCTCAATCTCTAAAATATCTTTAACCGACATATTAAATGTTATAATTTCTTTATATTAATGCCAAGAAT